ATGGAAGCCATGATCTGGCCGCCTTTGCCGCCGGGATCATCCCCTTCGGCGCGGCCATGAAGTCTTACAGCGACGCTGTGGCCGACATCAATCCCACTGCCGTGGAAAGTTCCGCCTCCGCCGGTCAGGCGCTGGTGGAACTGGCGAATACCTTACCCAATACGGGCGGGCTGCTCTCCTTCTTTACAGGAGGAACCGATCTGACTGCCTTTGGAGACGACCTCACGGCCTTCGGCGCAGATCTGGCCGCCTATGCGGAGGCCATAAAGGATGTGAAGCCGGAAGCGGTAACGGCCTCGGCCAATGCTGCGAGCGCGCTTTCCAATCTGGCGACCGGCCTTCCGGACAGCAGCCTGTTCGACCAGTGGTTCGGCGGGGATCAGACGCTGGCGTCCTTTGGCGCGGATATTTCCAAATTCGGCGCCTCCATGAAGGATTACTACAATGAGATTTCCGGTATTGACCTCGGCAAGTTGTCCGACGTCATCACCCAGGTCTGGGATCTGATCGAGCTGGCGGAAGGGGTAAACGGCGTCAATACCAGCGGCCTGACCAAATTCGCCGACAGTATGAAGAAGATGGGCGACGCCGGGATTTCCGGATTCGCCGACGCCTTCTACAACTGCGGCGGCACCGTAAACAGCGCCGTGGTCAGTATGCTGACCTCCGTCCGCGGTTCCATCACGTCGAATATCCCGGTGGCAAGCTCCGCCATGGAGACGCTTGTGGAGTCAATGGCGGATATTGTAGACAAAAAGGTCGTTGTGATTGAGTCCGCAGTTGAGGGCATGATGCGGAATCTCGCCGTTTCGATCCTATCGTCTTCCGGCGCCGTAAAAACGGCAGCGGGGACGGTGGCATCTGCGGCCGTATCCCAAATCAACAGCATGAAGCCCGAGTTTGAGACTGCCGGTGAAAATGCCGGACAGGGCTTTGTCAAAGGTATCCGCTCTAAGTTCAGCGCCTCCAGCTCCGCGGGCCGCAGTCTGGGCCTTGCCGCGCTGAACGCGGCGAAAAAGGCCCTGGACAGCCATTCTCCCTCCCGGGAGTTCATCTATTTGGGCGAGAACATCGGTGAGGGCCTGGCCATCGGCGTCGACAATAGCATCGTCCCGGCCGCCCAGGCCACTTCCGACATGATCGGCGAGGTCATCGCCGTCAGCAGCAAAGGCATCGACGCCTGGAAGGACTGGGTGGACGAGAAGACCTATTACGACGAGCTGAGTTTGAAAGACCAGCTGGTCGGATGGGAAAACCTTCAGAAGCGGTACAAAGCCGGTTCTGAGGAGCGGAAGCAGATCGACCGGGAGGTCTATCAGCTTCAAAATGAACTGGTGGCGTCCACCTATCAGGCTTCCATCGATTGGATCGAGGAGGAGAAATACTACAACCGGCTGAGCACCGAGGAGGAACTGGCCGCCTATGAGCGGATGCAGTCCCGGTATATGGAGGGCAGCGAGGAACGCAAGCAGATCGACCGGGAGGTCTATACCCTTCGCAACCAGCTTGTGGACGAGTCCTATCAGAATTCCATGGACTGGATCGAGAAGGAGAAGAACTACGGCCGAATGAGCCTGGCGGACGAGTTGGCCGCCTATAAGCGTGTTCAGAGCCGGTATGCGGCGGGCAGCAAAGAGCGCGAGGAGATGGACCTGAAGGTCTATCAACTGGAGCAGGAGATCTATGAGGCCCAGAAGCAGTATATCGCCGACGTCCAGAGCGTTCAGGAGTCCGCCAACCAGAAGCGCATCCAGCTGGAGCAGGAGTATGCCGACAAGGTTCGCTCTGTCAATGAGCAGCTGGAACGGGATATTCAGTCGCTGAACGACCAGTATCAGAACGCGGTGGAATCCCGCACCAACAGTCTCTACCAGTCCTACGGCCTTTTCGATGAAGTTACAAAGAAGGAGGCCGTCAGCAGCGATACCCTGATGAAGAACCTGGAGGGGCAGGTACAGGAGTTCGGCGAATGGCAGGATATTCTGGGCCAGCTTTCCGCCAGGGGGGTTGACGCGGACCTGATTTCCGAACTCCAGGAGATGGGGCCATCCGCCATCGAAGAGATCCGGGCGCTGAACTCCATGAGCGACGACGAGCTGGAGAAGTACGTCTCCCTTTGGTCCGTCAAGCACGCTCAGGCCCGGGAACAGGCCACCTCGGAGCTGGAAGGCCTCCGCGTGGAAACCCAGGAGCAGATCGCTCAGCTGCGGGCCGACGCGGAAGCGGAGCTGGAGGAGTACCGCATTACTTGGCAGGAGGAATTGTCCCAGTTGGAAGAGGACACAGCCGATCAACTGGCGTCGCTCCGGCAGGAGTTCGCGGAAAACGTGGGCTTGATCAAGAAGGACACCGAGGCCGAGATGCGGGAAATGACCGAGGCGGCCACGAAGATCCTGAAGGAAGCCGGATGGACCGAGACGGGACAGCAGATCCCCGCCGGTCTTGCGGAGGGCGTCTCCCTATCGAAATCCGCCTTCCTCGACGAACTGACCAGCATGGCGCTGGCCGGCGTAGAGGCGGTCAAGAGTACGCTGAAAATCAACTCTCCCTCTCGGGTCTTCCGGGAGCTGGGCAACTTTACGGGGCTTGGCTTTGTGACGGGACTGGCAGACTACGCGAAGAAGTCCTACGCTGCGGGGGCGAATGTGGCGGAGTACGCCGCAGACGGCCTTTCCAACGCCATGTCCATCACGGCCGAGCTGCTCAGCGGGGATATGGATGCTCAGCCTACGATCCGGCCGGTCCTCGACCTCTCCGACGTAATGCGCGGGGCGGACGAGCTGAACAGCCTGTTCTATCCCCAGCGGACCATCGGCCTTGCGGGGCAGGCCAGCCTGGCCTTTGCCGAGTCCGGCCGAAGCGGCGGAACGGTGGTCAACGTGGACAACGGCGACATTGTGGAGGAGCTCCGCGCCCTTCGGAGTGAAATGGCAGAAATGACGGAGCGAATGGAACGGATGCGTGTGGTCCTGGATACCGGCACGCTGGTGGGCGAGATGGCAGGACCCATGGACAACGCCCTCGGGCAGAGGGTCACGCGCAGAGGAAGGGGGAACTAAGCTTGTACCATTCGGTTACCTTTGGGGATAAAAACACCTGGGACGACTGGCGGCTGGTTCCCGCCTCCCGCCCCGTGTTCAATCCTCCGGCCCAGAAGGTGACGACGCTGGAAATACCCGGTGGGGACGGGGTGATCGATTTATCCCAGTCTCTCACCGGGTATCCGGTGTATCAGAACCGGACGGGCTCCATTGAGTTTATCGTGATGAATGACTTTAAGCCCTGGCACATGGCCTATTCCGACATCATGGACTATCTGCACGGCCAGAAGCTGCGGGCGATTTTGGAGGATGACCCGGAGTATTTTTACGAGGGGCGGTTCGTGGTCAACGCCTGGAAGTCGGAAAAGGACTGGTCGCGCATCACCATCGACTATGACGTGGGGCCCTACAAGTGGTCGGTTCTGTCCTCCACGGACGACTGGCTGTGGGACCCCTTCAACTTTCAAAATGGCGTGATCCGGCCGGCTCTGTTCAAGGACATCGCCGTGACTGCTGAAAAGAGAACCATCCAGCTGGAGGCCGCGCTCTTTGGGCGGGCCCCGGTGTGTCCGCAGTTCTTTGTGACCAGCTCAGACCAGAGGGGCGTACACATCCGGTTTGTCAACCCAACGCTGGGGCTGGATGAGACAAAGCTGCTCACCGACGGCACCGTCCAGTTCCCGGAGTTTGTGTTCTTCGGCGGCCAGGGAGCCACATTGGAGCTGTGGTGCGACACCGGCACAGGTACGGTCTCGGTGGATTTCAGAGTGGGGAGGCTGTGAGGGATGTATAGCATTTACGCGGACGGCGTGTGCATCTACAATGATGTGTTCTCGCTGGATGACATGAAGGTGGTCAACCCCAAGCTGACGCTGGAGGACAGCGCGGCCGGGTCGCTGGAGATGGCCCTCCCCTACACCAACAAGGCCTACGACACCATTGTCCGCATGGTCACGGATATTTCCGTGAAGAAAAACGGAGAGGAGATTTGGGCGGGGCGGGCGCTCTCGGAGAGCAAGGACTTCTGGAATAACCGGGTGCTCTACTGCGAGGGAGAACTGGCGTTTTTCAATGATTCCGTTCAGCCTCCGGCGGAGTATGCCGGAAAATCGATCCGGGAGTATCTGGAGCAGCTGATTGCCGTTCACAACTCCAAAGTCGGCGCCAACCGGCAATTCGCCATCGGCGCGGTGACGGTGGTGGACGAGAACTTCCCCACCTACTACACCAATTACGAGAAGACGATGGAGCTGCTCAACGCTCTGGTGAAAACCTACGGAGGCCATCTCCGGGTCCGGAAGGCGGATGGGGTGCGGTATCTGGATTACTTGAAGGAGTACCCCGACACTTGCAGCCAGGTCATCCAGTTCGGGTCCAATCTCATCGACTTCACCCGCAACTGGGATTCCACGGAGTATGCCACCGCCATTATCCCGCTGGGCAGCCGGCTGGATGACAGCCCCATCGAGGCGCTGGACGCCTACCTGACGGTGGAGAGCGTGAACGGCGCCAGCCTCTATGTCCAGTCGGACGAGGCGGTGAAGCACTACGGCTGGATCGCCAAGACAGTCAGCTGGGACGACGTGAGCGACCCGGAGGCGCTTCTGGAAAAGGCCAGGGAGTATCTGGCAGACCTCCAGTTCGACAACCTGGAGCTGGAGCTGAGCGCGCTGGATCTGCACTATCTGGACGTAAACACAGAGGCGGTCAAGCTGCTGGACGAAATCCGGGTCATCTCCCGCCCCCACGGCCTGGACCGGATGTTCCCGGTAACCAAGCTGGAGATCCCATTGGATCACCCGGAGAACACCCAGTTCAAAATGGGGGATCTGGTACAGGTCAGCCTGACCAGCGTGAACAATCAGACCAACGCCTCGGTGCTGGAGAAGATCGAGGGGCTTCCCAAGGCCCATTCCATTCTTAAGGAGGCCAAGGAAAACGCCACGGAGATCATCAACATGGCCACCACGGGCTACATCACCATCACCCGGGACGAGTATGGCTCGGATACGCTCTATATCTCCAACGTGCGGGACTATACCAAGGCGGACAAACTGTGGAAGTGGAACATGAACGGCCTGGGGTACTCCAATGATGGAGGCAAGACCTTTGGGCTGGCCATGACCATGGACGGGTCCATCGTGGCCGACTATGTCAATACGGGCGTGCTCAATGCCGATGTGATCCGGGCAGGCGTGCTCAAGGACGTCAGCGGGAACTTTTCCCTGGATATGAAAACGGGCACGCTGACCATGAAGAAAGGCTCCATCAATATCGGCGGG